ATACTCATTACCTTATCCTAGATTTTTTAATTGTGTCTCTTATTGCTTTTTCCATTGTTGCTTTTCTAAACTTTTGTACAGGTAGCTGTGATGCTACTTTCCAATCGTTAAACGGTATTGTTAATAATCTTGATCTCATTTGTTGATTACTGTATTGTCTTATAGCAGGCTTAACAAATCTAAAAACTCTGCTTGTTTCCATCAACCTATAATTTAATCTTATTCTTGTTTTTTCAGGTATATTTTTATTTGTTGCATATTTTTCAAATTCCTTTAATATATTTAATCTAATCATGTAAGGTAGATAGTGAAAATTTACACCAAAAAAACCAGTATTTACTCTTCTGAATGGAATAACGAGTGGATACATATCATAGTAGGGAAGATCTTTATCTTTTGGATCGTATTTAAATAAGTACATATAACCAGGTATAACTCTTGTAGTTAATTTGCCTGATTGTATCATTTTTTGAGTGTTAATAGTATTCAATCCCAATTGTCTAATTTGACCTTGATACCAACTCACAGGTTTTATTTCACTTTTAGTGGCTTCTTGTATTTGTCCTATTTTTTCTAATATATCAACCATATTGTTCTATACCCAAATCCTTTTCTGTGAGCACTAAAAATTCCCAACCTCTATCTAAACAGTATTCGTTAGCTTGTTTCCATTTAGCTTGGTTGGTTCCATAATTAAATACTTCCTGTATAAACCTTTTAGTTTTTTTCTTTGGAATAACTGGAGGCTTAGTAAACTTTTCGGGTTTTATTTCAACAAGAAATTTGTTAATTTTATTATTATTATTTCTTATTTTAATGTAAAAATCAACAAAATATCTATGTAATTTACTATCAACAGGAGATCGATACGGAATTATAGTAGTCTCTGATCCCCACTCAAGTACATTCTTATTATGATCACACCACCTCATAAATTTTAATTCCCAAGAAGACCTGTATACAACTTCTTGTAAATCACCTTTGTACTTTTTAGGGTTAGCTACTTTGTATCTACCTTTATAAGTTTCTTTATATACCATAAATAATATAAATTAAATAACTATTTATAAAGGATCCATAAATGGCAACTGTTATGGGTGGTAGCGGAATTAATGAAAAATTAAACTTTGGAGGGTCAAGTTTAATTGATAATCCTGGTGACAACAGTGAATCTTTACAAAGTTTAAATAATAATGGAGATGATGTACAATTAGAGCCAATAACTGTGAGGGCCGCTAATTACAATTTTACTGAAGCAGCTTATCCAGACGGTATTGGTTCAGATATGGATAAGCAACACTATATTCGTTTTTTTATAAACATGAGAGGTAAAAGTAAATTTTTACAAGGATCAAAGTCTAAGATAAGAGAAGATCTAAAAAGTAGTATAGTGCCTGGTGAATTAACACCAAGACAGACTCAACTTGAAGCTGCAAAATCTGAAGAAGCAGGAAAAATAGCAGGAGCAGGTAAAGTGGGTGCCATTACATTTGCTGCTATTGGTTTAGCAAATAGATCTGGTTTAGGCGCATTGCTAGGAGGTACTGGAGGAGCTGTTGGAGGAGGATTATTAAGTGAACAAGCAACCAAAGAACTTGGTGACGTTTTTGATGATATTAAAGAAGACATACCCAGAAGAATATCTGATGTTGTTACATTACATATACAAGATAGACCAGCAGTAAACTATTCTACACAATATACAGATGATGCAGTAGGAATTTTAGGAGGTTTATTAGGAACAACAGATGTTTCACAATTAAATAATTTAGAAAGTATTACAGAACTTGCAAAACAAGTTGGTGCGCCAGCTGCCTTGCAACTACTTAATACAGTTGGAGGTTTAGGTGGATCTTTTGGTGGTACGCTTAATACAAGAAGATTATTAGAAAGTGGTATAAAAAATACAACAAATCCATTTAGAGAACAATTTTTTGAAAGAGTAGATTTCAGAACATTTAATTTTAGACATACTTTTATGCCAAAAAATCAAAATGAAGTTGCTAGTGTAAAAAATATAATAGAATTATTTAAGTTTCATATGCATCCAGAATTAGTTGGCGAAAAAAACTTAATGTTTTTATATCCTTCTGAATTTGATATTAAGTACTATTACAGAACAAAAGAAAATCCATTTTTTAATAAAATATCAACTTGTGTTTTGGAAGATATGAATGTAGAATATGGAGGTGATATATTTGCTACATTTGAAAATGGCGAACCAGTAGAAGTAAATATGACATTAAGATTTAAAGAAATTGAACTTCTTACTAAAGAAAACATTACTTCAAAAGGTTACTAATGTTTAAATATTTTCAAACTTTACCGTTAACTCTTTATTCGTTAGATGAATTTAAAACAAATAAAATTATACCTAATATTTTTATACGTACAAAGTTTTTATCTAATGTAGTTACTAATGGTTCATTATTTGATACCTATTACATAAAGGACGGGGAAACACCAGAATCAACTGCTAATAAATTTTATGGTGATACAGGTTTACATTGGATAATACTTCAATCAAATGATATACTTGACCCAAGATTTGGATGGCCTCTTGATCAGTTTAATTTAAAAAAGTTTACTGAAGGAAAGTACACAAATATTAATGCTCCTCACCACTATGAAAATAGTACTGGCAATATTGTGAGCGCAACAATAGTTTTAAATGCTGACACAATTGATGCAACTAAAAACTTTGAAGGTGTATCAAATAACACTACTTTAATTAATAACACTAATGTGGGTGTTGGCGTTATAACTTCAAAAGCAGCAAATAATAAGACTTTAACTGTTTTAACTAGTGTTGGTAATGGTGGTTTTATTGCAGGAGATCAATTATTATCATCTAATTCATCAGCAAACCCAGTAATAACTTCAATTGATATTTTATCTGGTATATCAGTAACTAATTTAACATTTGAAGATAATGAAAACGAATCGAGAAGATTAATTAAAATTTTAAATAGATCATTAATTCCTGAAGTAGTCAGTGAATTTGAACAGATAGTAAATAAATGACACAACAAACAACTGTACCTTTTCAAACTGCTGGTTCTGTTGAATTTAAAGAGCTTGTATTAATTAACAATAGACTCAAATGTATTGATGTATTAGACTATATGTCAGAAATTACTATACAAGAAGATATTTTTAGTCCAGTTATGCATGGTAAAATGTTATTTGTGGATAGTAGAAATTTAATTAAAGAGTTTGATTTAATTGGTGAAGAATATTTGTATGTAAAAATTAATACACCAACATCAGATTCTTCAATTGAAAAACTTTTTAGAATTTATTCAATTACAGATAGACAACTAATAAATGATAAAGCTACACAAACATATATAGCCCATTTTGTTTCAGCTGAATCAATTCAAAATACTATTAATCCTTTATTTAAAACATTTGAGGGAACTGCTAGTGATATAGTTTCAAATATATTTAATGAATTTTTAAAAATAAGTAGAGCACCAGTAAAAAACAATAATAGTTATGAATTTGTTGATAATGGATCAGAATTTTTTGTAACTACAACTGAAAATAATATTAAGTTTGTTAGTCCAGGATGGACACCATTTAAATGTATAAATTGGTGTGCGTCAAAATCTATGCCTAAAGAAGGTAAGGCATGTAATTTTTTATTTTTTGAAACAAACAAAGCATTTATGTTTACTAATTTAGAATTGTTGTTTAATATTAATAATAATAATAAAAATTCTAGTATTGGTACTTACAGATATAATATAAACAATTTAGAACAAAATAAAAATAATAATATAAAAGTATTTAATATTAACGATCTGGCAATTAAAAAGAATTTTAATCATTTAGACAATTATACTAATGGTTATTTTGCAAATAGATTAATGTCATTAGACATAGTAAATAAAACAGTAACAAATACTGATTATATTACTACAGAAAAATATGATGATTATGTGCACACTGAAGGTAATAATACTCTTCCATTTTTTAAACCAAATACAGTATTATCGACATTAAGTGATATTAAATTTAATCCTATTCATCCAGGATTGCATGATATAGAACAAAATGTGAACGAAAGAATGCCTCAAATATATGGTAATAGAAAAACAAATTTATTAGAATTAGATCAATTAAAGTTAGAAGTATTTGTACCTGGAAGAACAGACATTGAAGTTGGCAGAATGTTAAAATTAATTTATCCTGATGTATCACCAAAAGGTATGAATGACATTTCAAGTGAAAATGAAGATATTAGATACACAGGTAACTATTTAATAACAGCTATAAATCATAAAATTAATCAACAAAGTCACATGATGAGTATGGAAATAGTAAAAGATGGAATGAGATCTACAACTCTTGAAAGAACTGGTAATTCTAATGGATAAAATATTTAACAGAGATGGGTTTCAGTGGTTTATTGGAGTTGTAGAAGATAGAGATGACCCTGAAAAAATAGGTAGATGCAAAGTAAGAATATACGGTCATCACTCAATAAACAAAGATGCACAACCCACACATGATCTTCCTTGGTCTGTACCAATTCAACCAATTACATCT